AGTCATGGAGGTAACGAAGTGGCTGAAGCCTTCGATTAGCGTGTCACGAATTGGTGACAGCGCGAGTGTGCAGGCCGCAACGCGAGTGAAGGCTCGACCTCGGCAAACGCTGCCGGGTAGCCTCTAGAACGGCTTCCAGGCCGCACGCAGCGCGTAACCTGCGAATAGTGACATCGCAGTAGGCCGGATCGATCTCGATGCCGTAGCCGCGGCGCCCAGTTTTCTCCGCCGCAATCAGAGCCGCGCCCGAGCCGACAAACGCGTCGAGCACGATGCCTTTTCGATGCGAACAATCCCGGATCGCATTGGCGACCATTGCCACGGGCTTTAGACGAAGCACTTTAGGGAGGCCTGATTGCACGCGGTTGTGGTCGCGCGCTACTGATCTTTTTCTAGCTTCAGACAAACCTAAGCCCCGGCATCGACCGCGGCTTTTTTGTACCGCCATCATCCGGAAGATGAGAGGTGAGGGCGCTCGGGTCGTTCTCTCTTTCCGAATAGTTGGAATTAGTTCGCAGCTCGAAGCTGATCCTGGCTCGGGCGACAAGGTGCGACGCGCGGCGCAAGAACGGGCGGCGCGCGAGCGCGAGGCCCGTATCGCGGCGGCTCAGGAGCGCATGCGGGAACTGGAGACTGAGCGAGCTCGCCGGGAGAAAACGAACAAGCAGGAAGTGGCCAGGCAGAAGGAGCCGCGAGCTTCGACGACGGATGCCGAGGCACGGGTGATGAAGATGTCCGATGGCGGCTTCCGTCCGGCTTACAACATGCAAATCGTGGCTGAGCCGAACAGCCAGGTGATTGTCGCTGTCGACATCGACACCAGCGGCTCGGATCGCGGCTTGGCGCGCCCGGCGATCGAGGCCTTGCGCGCCCGCGGCTACAGACCCTCCGACTATCTGGTCGACGGCGGGTTCACCAAAAACGACGATATCGAGTGGGCGCATACGGCTGGTACACAATTGTGGTGCCCGCCGGGACAGACCAGGCACGGCACCGATCCGTATGCGCCGAAGCCGGGCGACAGCGTGGCCGTAGCTGATTGGCGCAAGCGGATGGCGAGCGATCGTGGCAAGGACATCTATCGACAGAGAGCCGAGCACGAATGCCTCAATGCCAGAGGGCGCCGCATGGGGCTTCAGCAGCTCACCGTCCGCGGCAAGGAAAAGGCCCGCACGGTCCTGTTTTGGGTTGCCTTAGCCCACAGCTGCGAAGCTTCGCCTTGCAAGCGACCGCGAAGGCCTTGGCATAACCCCAAGAATATCAAGTTGCGATCGAAACCAGCAAGCGTGCTGTGGCGGTCTGTCAATCCTTGACCCGTTCAAGCCCGATCGCTTGCCAAGCGGTTCCTCCGAAACCTTCAGCGATGATACATTCTCAAGCTCTCAGGATGAGGGAAGGGCTTGCAGCGGCTTAAGCGGCCTTCTTCTTTGCACGGGAACGTCGGTGAGAACGCCCATGACGTCGCTCTCTTTCATCATCAAGAGATCCTCGCCGTCGAGCACGACTTCGGTGCCCGACCACTTGCCGAACAGCACGCGGTCGCCGACCTTGAGGTCGATCGGGATCAGCTTGCCGGATTCGTCACGGCCGCCCGGACCGACGGCGGTGATTTCGCCCTGCGAGGGTTTTTCCTTGGCGCTGTCCAATCTCAAATCCGATATGATGTAGAGGCCGAACTAAACGCCCGGTGTCGAGCGCAAGCGCGACATCAGCTGTACTAAACAAAAAACCCGCATTGCGCGGGGCCTTCTCTTTTTACCTGCGGAGTCCGGAGCCCGGACCCGCGGGAGCCGATCGCGGGCGAGACACAGAGACCGAAAGCGCGCGGCGGATTCGACACAGAGCTTTAAATTCTCTATTTCCTGATTTAGTGCAGACGGGCGCGGGAGGCGACAACGTCCCTGCATCGTGCCTTAGCATATGGCCAAGCCGAGAATATTACCCGTGGATCGTTCGGGTTAAGCGGGAGCACGACCGGATCGGGCCCCCACGACACGTAAAGCTGGTACAGGTCGGCAGCCGTCATGCTGGGCTGCCACATCGCATTTAGGTCGTCATCAACGATCTTTTTGGAGACCGCAACGGCTTCGTCTGCGTTGGCAAAGACTCCGTAATCGATGCGTTCACTTTCATCTCCGTAATAAGTGTTGTCGTAAATTAGCACTCTGTAACGCGCCATAGTTTTCTCCGTTGGTAACGAGAGGACAATTTCTTCGGGAGGGTTGTGTTTGTTAGCCGCACGCACCGGCCTGAAGTCTGCGTTTTCAAACGGTGCCAGACGCCTGTCTTGCGATTCGGATCTCCTCCTTCGAGGTGGGCGATACGATCTCGTTGTTGAAATTTGGAAGAGCACGCGCACCTAGTGCTGAGGACTTCGGGGGCAGCTATTCGCTTTCAGTTAGCGCTGTGAACGCAGCCGGCGAAGATTGCCGCTGGCCGAAGTGTCCGGTTGATGGTGGGCCTTCGGACGCTTTTCGCTTTCGCAGACGGGCGACCAAAATCCAACCGAGCCTTCTTCAGCCGCAGGAAGCAGCCGAGTCGATTTTACCAGCATCTAAAGGGTTTTTGCGGGGTCGCGCCAAAATCAGTGGCGACCGCATGGGACACAGCAGATATAGGACGCACAACGCACGAGGCAAGCGATGGATTAACCATGAGTGCTCTTATTAGCGCGGCGGAAAGGCGCTGCTAAGGGGATGTCCCCGAGAATTCATTCAGTGGGCCATATCAGCGCGACTATCTGCTTGGTGATTTCGGTAGTGGCCCGCAATCTTCAATTGTGTCGCGGCAGTCCGTGGCGGAACATGCAGATATGCTGGAAGAAGGAGGTGAGCTCGAAGATACTTATCCTTCTTAATAACCTGTGGTCGGGCGGACCACGATTTTCCTTAGCCACTGACCGCGCTGGTAGGCGAGGCCTTGCACAAAGGCATCCACCTGATCGTCATGGCGGCCGCCAGGAAATTCTAAAAGTTCCTTCAGGAAGACATCGCGCCATTCGGCTTTTTCAGGAAGGAACACGGACCCTCCCTCTATCAGATCTGTTTGAGCGATAACGCGCGAGTTTTTATCTTTCTCTGGCTTTATGCTCACAACATTTATGTTTTTGTTTTCAATGGCCTGTATCAATCCAATGCTGATCGGAGAGCTTTCAATGATTAGCGCTCCCCGCGGATAGCGTTGGCGCATGTTAATTATCTTTTCAGTCAAGAGCGGAAACGGAAACCGCCCCCTGACGACCTCAAGAACATAGAATGTCTCTCCGCGGCAAAGCAGAACCACCCCTGCCGAATAATCGTTGTTCTCCATCTCCCGCATGGCAATGTCCCAGCTCAAGACAATCTGGTCTCCTTGCTGAGGGCTAATCTGCGAATGCGAATAGGACTTTAAGTATTTACTCTTGATATACGCACCGCCGATCGGTACCGGCGCTTGCTGATACTGCGCAGAGAAAGGCATTAGGCCCATGGTTTTTTTCAGTCGAAGAAGAACCTCGGCTGGTTCATGGTCTGGATGAAGAATCTCTCCGAGGTAACGCTGGTGCGTACTGTTCGGTCCAGTCTGAATTTGGACGTTCTCGGGAGCGATTGCTGGTAAATTTAGGATGTCATACTCGTCGTTTTCCTGCAGATATCCGACGAGATCTTCCATATGCACCCGCTGCATGACGACGACAATGCGCGTCGCCTTTTTGTCGTCCCCGCGAGTAACCAGCGCTTCTTTGTACCAGTCGATGCTGCGCTTCCGAACGACCTCGGAAAATGCGTCAGTGAGCTTGATGGGATCGTCGATGATGATGAGATTGCCGCCGAGGCCAGTCAAGGTGCCCTCCAGTGAGGTCGCGTAACGTTTGCCGCGAGCAGTTGTAGTAATCTCACGGTCGGTGTCGCGTTTGACGCGCATGTCAGGAAAGATTGTCTGATAAAGCGGATCATTGACTACTTGACGGAAGTCGTTGGCATGAGTTTTCGACAAATCTGACGAGTATGAAACTGCTAGAACGCGTTCGGACGGATTGTGGCCGAGGAACCAGGCGGGCAGCGCCACGGACGCGCAAATTGATTTGAGGTTGCGCGGTGGGACGGTAATGATCAGTCGCTTGATATCGCCGGTTGCAACCTGGGACAGCTTGTAGGCCATCGCATCAATATGCCAGTTCGACTTGAATAGGATGCCGGGCCGCAGCACGCCAAACGAATATTTGATGAATGATAGAAAATCGGTTGCGAGCAGCGAGCGCAAAGCGGCTCGCGGCGAAATATCATCCTCCTTCAGTAGCGCTTCAGTGGTGATCATGTGCGTTTGCTCTCCTCGTCGCGCTGTAGTCAGGTCGCAAGTTGCTTAGTCGCAATCTCTTATTGGAGCTTCACCCTGTTGACTTTTCTCGTTGTCTTTGGTGGCCTCAGGGAAACAAGACCTTCACGAAGTTCGTTCGGCGCATTCGCGTCCTCGTCCACTGGGGACCATTCCCTTTGATTAGGGCCACGCAGCTGCCGCGCCACGTAGGCATCCAAGATCGCCTGGTGACTTGGCTGAACCGCTTCCTGAATCTTTCCCTTCTGACCGGCCAGAAAATCGACATCGAGCTTGTCCGCCATTTCGGTCAACATAGACCAAGCGTGACGATCGCCTTTGGCGAATTTATTGAGGACCTGATCGATGCCGAGAGCCATCCTCGTAAGAAAGACGTCCTTGTCGCCCTTTTTTACCTTGTATTTTTTGTTGATGGCCTCCTCAAATATTTTCTTCAGGTCCGATAGCACAGGGTCCTTCGGAGTCCTGCCTTTTGGATGGGGAGAAGGGCATCCCTTCTTCCATCGGTATTCTTTGGGCGGATGACCGGGGCCCACCTTATACTCCGGCTCGGACGAGCTATCGCCATCTACAGTTGGTAAATCGTCGAGCGGTTTCGGATTTTCTTTATCATCGGTCACGGAAGTACCTCTCGAGGCGCAGGATCGAGCGGTGATTTGTCCTTGATCGAAGACGTGCGCTCACTCTCCATATCCTCAAAGGTCTGATTAGTGCGCTCGAAGGTTACGGCTTTACCGGTATAACTCTGCCAACGGCGGACGATCACGTCGCAATAGCCGGGGTCGTACTCGATTGCACGGCCAAGGCGGCCTGTCTTTTCCGCGGCGACGATGGTGGTTCCGCTGCCGGCAAAAGGATCCAACACGATTTCCCCACGTCGCGAGACGTCTTTGATTGCATCGGCGATCATCGCAACTGGCTTGACAGTCGGATGCATCGCTAGTTCGTTAAGACGTCCGTTTTTGAACGAGTTTACCCCGGCATACTGCCAAATATTCGTTCGATAACGACCATGCTGGCCGAGTTCGAAAGTGTTGGTATGAGATGCCCTTCCGTTTTTGAACACGAAGCAAAGCTCGTGTTGGGATCTGTAGAAGCTCCCCATGCCGGCGTTGTCCTTCGACCACACCACAAGGTTTTTGAGCGTGAGATCGTTATCACTGCTGGCGGTTGTCAGTTCGGTTAGGTGGCGCCAGTCCATAAAGACAAACAGGATGGCACCATCCTTGGAGGAAGCTTTTGCGCAGCTAAGAAAGGACGATAGAAAATCCGTGAATTCGCGTTTAGACATCTCTCCAGAAGCCATCGCAAATTCTCGATGCTTCACTTTTCCCAGCCCGGAAACATGCCCATCAATCTCGACGTTGAACGGCGGATCTGGATGGTGTCGATCTCACCGAGCGAGAATCCGGTTACCTCGATGTCCTCGAACTGTGCCTCCTGAAGGAATTGCAATTCGATCGCCAAGATGTCGCGATCCCACCCGGCAAGCTCGGCGAGCTTGTTATCGGCGATGACATATGCCCGACGATCGGCCTCCGTCATGTTTGTCAGAATAACAACTGGAAGCGAGGTCAGTCCTAGCAGCTTGGCGGCAGCCAACCGACCATGGCCTGCAATGACCTGATTATCCTCCGACACGATGATTGGATTTGTGAAACCGAAACGCTCAATCGAATCCGCCACTTGCCGGATTTGCTTCTTCGAATGAGTACGGGCGTTGCCGGCGTAGGGACGCAGCTCATCCGGCGAAACGTATTTGATCTGCAGGCTACTCATTCGAACCGTTTCCTAATTTGGCGCGCAACCGCGACAGAACATTGAGAGTGCAACCTTTGGGCCGGGGTTTCTAGGAGGTCAGGCAGCGGGGCTTCGGAAGCTAACTAGTTGAAATGGCAGTGCATTAAACTTGGCCGGATTCGCGTTGCCTGAAGGTTGTGCCGAATTAACGCAACTCGCCGAACGAGTGCCAGACGATGGCACACAACTGGCCTCAAACGCTGGCTTTGACCGGTGTGCAGAGGGTGAGGACACCGCTTCCTGTAGGCGGAAAGAGCGTCGGTGATCACGGAGAGTGCCGCTCGGTGTTCCTCCCTGTTCCCAAAAAAGCGCAAAATTCAAAAAGCCGCGCACTTCAAGCGCTTTTGCAATTTTGGGCGACCGCCTCGGTGTTTTATTGAAAAATTACCCTGTTATTGGCAAAGAACAGCGAGACGGGTTCGCATATGACTGCGCACACCACCATCCAGTCCTTCCAAACCGCAGATCTCCGGGTCGGCTCCAAAGAGGCCGTTTCTGCGGGGATTTTCG